CAAAACCTTCGGGACAGAAGATTTGGAAGAGCTGGCTAAACTAGCTCCCCATCTGTCCGAATGGATGTCTGTTGATTATAGCGGGGCCACTGATGGTCTCAGCTACCTATACAGCTCCCAAATCCTCGCCTACCTCCTCTCCGACCTCCCACCCCACCTCCACCACCTCCGCGACATCGCTACCCAGGTTCTTGGTCCCCACGAATTGTGGTACCCTAAATCAAGGAAACAGAGAAGCAAGGGAATTGAGCCTATCATCTACGGCGGTCTTCAGACCTCCGGACAGTTGATGGGTTCAATCCTCTCTTTCCCGATTCTTTGTCTTGCGAACCTCGGTGTCTACCTTTACAATATCCGTGACATGGACATGCCCTTTGAAGACCGTCTTAAGATGGTCCTTATCAATGGGGATGATATGGTCTACCCAGCTCCCAAAGAGTACTGGGATAGTCACATTCATGTCGCCGGTAAAGTAGGCCTCAAGATGTCCGTTGGTAAATCCTACCACCACCACCGTTACCTTAACATCAACTCCATCTCCGTCGACCTACCTTTACAGGATCGGAAGACTCTCGCCTATCGCGAAGCGATAATTGCCCAAGCGCAAGCCAAGGCAATCTCGCTTAATGACTACCAGGGTTGCGTCGAAGCCTTCTCCTCTTCCTGGGAAGGGGATGAATTCGACGCGGTTTGGGCTGGTCCCGCGAGTTGGCCACTGGAGGCTCCTGTTTATACTCCTCAGACAGGCCGTCGGATCGACTTTTTAAATGTCGGTCTGACCCTTGGTCGTCATAAGGTACAGGGCCACCATGCGAGTGGTGATGATGAATCTGCGGCCACCTCCGCTTGTATCCTAGAGAACCTCAACGAGATTCTTCAAGGTAGCCTTCCATCGCAAGAGTGCGACCTCCTTCGCCAACTGCTCCTAGAGCATAAGGTTGGCATTAAGGAACAATGTCGCGCTTTCGCACAATACCCCAGGGAAGAAGGGAAGAGTGGGAAGAGGCGTCACGAGTTTACTCGTAACCTCTTTCTGCCGATCTCCTCTGGAGGTATGGGTTTTCGCAAACCCGAAGGCTTCAAAACGAAGGTGACCCAGGTCCAGGCGGACGTGGCTCACGCTATTCGTGAGATGTACCGTGGTACTCTTCAACCTCGTCCAATTAAAGGATTTGAGCTGAACGAGAAGAGTCCCCTAAGAGCTCCCTGGGAAAAGCCCCTCACAACTGTCGGTGTTGATGCTATCAACCGGCAGCTTGCGAAGGA